TGCTTTATCATTACATAAAGCATTAACCATTTTATATTTATAACAGGTATCTTCAATTTTAAATATATTATTATTTACTTCATCATATTTTGGTGCAAAATATAAAACACAATTATCTTTACATACTCTATTAAATATTAATGCTAATGAAATCCCTAAAATACCACAAATGATTATTTGTCCAAATTTTGTATAAAAAATCTTGTTTATGACTTTTTTAACATTACTAATCATTCTAAAAATTATGGATATATTTTATACAATAGGTTGTTTTATAGAATCAACAGTACATTTAACTTCTTCAACTTTAAACTTATAACATTCTTCATCAAGTCCTTTATAAGTATATTTATTTATATTATATGGTGTAGGATATTTAATAATATATGTTGGTTTAGGACTATTATAAAAAACATACAACATACCTATAATGAAAGCAATTGTAAATGAAAATATGTTAAAATGGAATTTTTCTTCTTTACTCATTCTTCCTTATTTTTTATGTAATATAATAAATAAGGACATAGAAAATTTAGACTTTTATCTGGGTTAAAGATATTATCACCATCTATATGTGTAGATAATGTAAAATTTTTATTTTGATTTTTATGTAATGTAATATGACTATCTGAATATATTATCCATTTATTTTTATCATATGAATAATACTCATAATGTCCAGAATTTCTTGTTTCACCTATATGGACTATAATACCTTTAAGAGTATAAGAATTAGATAAATGAGACCATTTATTAGGTATTAAAAATTTATATGGAACTTTATTTAATTTATTATCAAAAATATTATTCATTATAACCATATTATCTGGAAAATTGATTATTTTATCAATTCTTGTAAAAGGAAATTTCATTTTATTTTTATGATCTTTAACATTATCACAGTCAATATAATCAGATTTTTTGATAATTTCTTCAGTAACACCATTAAATTTATTTGTTAAAATATCATATAATTTATGTATTTTATTTTTATTATTATATTGTATTTGAATAGTAAAATTAGTTTCAATTTTAGGATCTCTAACATCTTCACATTTATATTCTATATCACCTTTTTTAAGATTTTTATCAAAAATAATATTTGTTTGAGTATTAATATTGAATAATTTTTCTAATTCTTTAATATTTAATTTATCAAGTAATATCATAATAAATTCAGTTGCATCAGATTGTATTGTTGGATCAATTTTCATACTATCATCTGTAATAGTTTTATTCAATTCATTAATAAAACTTTTTATATCTGAAGAATTAATATTTTTTGAAATATATTTATCATAAATTTTGATATATTCTTTGACTAAATTATTTTTATTAGAAGATTTAAGAATCAGAGTATTAAATTGTTCATTATGAAATAAAAATTGTAATGATGAATTTATATAACATGAATTACCTAGATTAGGTATTCCAGTATATATAGAAGGATCAAAATCATGATTTTTAGGAGATTTTTTTAAAGTATCATCCAGTTTTTTATCATCAGGTTTCTTTTTTTTGTCTAATTTCTTTTGGGCCTTTTCTTGTTCTTTTTCTAATTTCTTTTGAGCTTTTTCTTGTTCTTTCTTTAATTTTTCTTGAGCCTTTTCTTGTTCTTTCTTCAATTTTTCTTGAACTTTCCTTTCTTCTTTTTCTAATTTTTCTTTAGCTTTTCTTTCTTCTTTTTCTTGTTTATCTTCTTTGATTTTCTTAGGTTTTTTATCATCTATATTTATCTTCTTATCATCATCTTTCTTGACCTTTTTATCATCATCTTTCTTAACCTTTTTATCATCATCTTTCTTAACTTTCTTATTATCATCTTGCTTAACCTTTTTATCATCATCTTTCTTAACTTTCTTATCATCATCTTTCTTAACTTTCTTATCATCATCTTTCTTAACCTTTTTATCATCAATATCATTAATGTTCTTAGTAGGTGGTATTGATTTAAATTTTTTATCAAAAATAGTATTTGTAAAAATATCTGGTAAAATTTTATATTCAAATTTATAGTTTAAAAAATCTTGTAATTTAGATTTGTTTTTTGTACTTTGCCATTCATCATATAATTTTTTTTTTTCAATGATATATAAATTATAATCTTGATAATATTTATTCCTTATATTATCTAATGTATTATATTTATCATTTTTATAAAAATCATCTTTTTCATTTTGTACTAATACCTCATTATGGTCATTAATTAATTTTTTAATTTTTTCAAAAGATGATTTATCCTTATTTTCTATATTATCATATAGAAGTAAAGAAATTTCATTAAATATTGTATTATCCATCTAATATTTATATATAAATTTATCTTTTATCAAAAATATGTTTGAAATAAGAATCTAAAGATTGAGAAGGACTTAGTTGTTGTTCATAATCAAAACGAGGAACATATTTAATAATTGTTTTGTTTTTCGGACAAATTGATATACTTTCATAATAACCTTGAATTATTAAAATCATACCTATAAATAATAAAAATATTGCTATAGCTTTCATATTATTAAAAGAAAAATAAAAAAATTATTGAATTATTTCATTAGTTACTTCTGGAAAATTAGAAGTAACAGATTCTTTACGTTCACTCCAAGGATCTACTTTGGAGAGACTATCAACTAATTCAGAAACTTCAGAATTATTAGCTTTAGATTTACTGATTTCTTCTTGAATTCTCTTTTCAAAAACAGTATCTTTACTTTCCATGTTTTCCTTATATTTTTTCATAAGGGTATTTAATTGTGTTTCTCCATATTCTTGATTTTGTAAATCATTTGGATTAGGAGACCATGGACACCAACATCCTACTTCACCAATAAAAATATCAAAATTTTTATCAGTTTTCTTAAGGAATTCAGAACGACTTTTTGCTTCATCTAAAGTATCAAAAACACCTCTGACTTTAAGACCTCTTAAAGTAGTTTGAAAATTATTATCTCTGTGAAAATCAGCTTCAATGTCTGAAGAATTCATTGATTTAAAAAATTTATATTGTTCATCCATTTCTTTAACATTAAAAATATAAGCATGATTAGTTTTAACAGTATCCAATAAATCCTTAGAATCTGGATATTTAGATTGAATACCATCAAATAATGTATTCATATCTTTTGAAAATTTATTCAAATATCTAGAAAAATAATAAGCTTCTTTATTTACAAGAACATCTTCTGGATTAATGAAAGATAGTAAAACATAATTTTGTCCTCTGATTTTTTTATCTTCGTCTAAAAAATCAACTTCTTTAGTAGATACAAGTTCTGTCATTTATAGTATAAAAACTATATATAATCTTATATACTTTTATAAAAAAAATATTCTTATATATTAGTATAAGTATAAGTAAAAAATGGAATATTCTTTTGATATGTGGGAATTTCTAACAAGACTATTAAAATATGCTCTTGAAGGTTTAGCTGTAGCTATTGTCGCTTATATCCTTCCAGAATCAAAATTAACATTTAATGAAATTACATTTATTGCATTAACTGCTGCAGCTGTATTTTCAATATTAGATCTATTAGCTCCATCATTTTCAAATAGTGCTCGTAGTGGTGTTGGTCTTGGTGCAGGTCTTCAACTTGTAGGTTTTCCAGCTTAGATAATATTATTTTTATTTCTATATAAAAAAAATAATTAAGATTTAATAAATGGTGAAGGTATAAATTCATAATTTAAATCTTTGCAAATTTGTTTCCAAATTTGATCTTGAACATATAATTTTTCTCTACTTTTTAATAAAGGAAAATATTTAAGATATTCATTAAGACCAAGTATTTGGAAAAATTTATATAATACATAACTATATGATAAAAAATTTTTTCTATCTTTTGGACAATATTTCAAAAAAGGAACTTGAATATCTCTAAACATATTACATAATTTTTCTTCTAATTCTGGTGAAAATTGAGGAGTAGGTATTCCATTAATTCTATTGATAATATAATTAATATGTTCATAATATTTATTTATCCTTAATCTTTTTAGAATTTCTCGCATTTTACTATATGTAATATATTTTGTATCTATTATTTTTTCTTTTTTGATTTCATTTAAAATTTTTTCAAAAATTTCATCAGGAATATCAGTACTTTCTTTACCTTGAACTTGATTACACCATTCACGGAAATGATTAATTCTTTTATAACTAAAATGAGAAGTATCTTTAGTATTTTGTTTTAAAATGGGTCTATTTTGTTCAACTAATAATAATTCTTGATTTCCACAAGAATCACATATGATAATTGCATCATGTTGTAAACATATCATTTGTTTATTACATTTAGGACATAATTCAATGTCATCAGTTAAAGATTTTTTAACATGTTGTTTATGGACTATTGATAAATATTCATCAACCAGTGTACTCTTATCTGTTATAATTATAGAATTTATATTTTTATTATCATCAGTGTTTTTAACATTATTTAAAGCATCTAGAATAGTCCTATTAGTATATTTATGTTTAAAATTTTGTTTATTTTCACAATATTGTTTTTCTAATTTTTCATAATATTCAAATAATATATCACTTGTTTTTTCATAATAATCAATTTCATCATATTTATTTAATTTATTGATTTTATCTTTTAAATTTATAAGTTGCTCTGTTAAAATAATATTAGATGACCATAAATTAATATGATTATCATCATCATAAGAAGTATTCTCAATAAAGGTTTTAAGAGAATTTTGATTTTCATGTAATATTTTTAATTGTTTAGTATAATTTTCTTTTTCTTTCATATTGAATTCAAATGATTTTATCATTTTATTATGCATTACATCTAATGTTGATATTTCTTTAGAATTATTTAATATAACTATCCTTTTTTTTGATGTTTGTTCTTTAAACATAAAATAACATATATTGAAATATATATTAACATTCTTAAGTATAAAATTTAAATTATCAATTATTAAGGACAATATTACACATATATTTTTTTCTCCTATTATAGTAT